AGATTACTCAACCAATATGGGTAGTAGGGTCCACTATATGTTGGAGAAGAAAACCATTGAGATGTTTGGGAATTACAAAGAAGTTAGACAACCCATCTTTGAATGTGACTTTACCCAAATCTTAAAAGGGGATAGTATGATATCTGCCGGAACGGCATATTTAAATCTTATGGTTGAGAGAGGTGCGGTGTTATTAGACACGGAAATTGTATTGGGGGACCCTGAATTGAAATATACCGGACAGCCCGATAAAGTGTGGTTGATAATGAATAAAGAACAAACAGAGTTTGGTTTGGTAATTACAGATTGGAAATCCAATAAACCAAAGAACTTTGAGGAGTCATTTTTCACCAAAAAAATGTATTACCCATTTGATAACTTACCTAACAACGCATTGGGGCACTACTTTACACAATTACCATTTTATGGGAAACTTCTTATTAAAATGTTACAAGGAACAAAATACGAGAACATTAAATTGTATGGGTGTATTATTGTTCTTGTTAAGGAAATTGGGGAGTATGAAGAGTTCCGTGTACCAAAAGGAGTTCAAGAAACCATATTAGAAATGGATATGTCAAAGTATTTGACAAAGAAATAAAAATAAACTAAATTTATAAAAAAAGAATATGGACGATTTATTAAAACCAAAGATTGATTTAAAACAACAACCTACATTAGTATGTGAGGACTGTGGAGGTATATACTTCAAAGAAGTTGTATTAATTAAAAAAGTTAACAAATTGTTAACGGGAAGTCAGGAAGACACTATAGTTCCGTTTCCAACATACAGATGTGACGATTGTGGTCACGTAAATGAAGATTTTAAATTATTTGATAAGTAATGAGATTAATTAAACGACCTGAAGTTTGTGGTATATGTACCGCATCATTATGGTGGATACCAATAATGACTTACTTTATGCTGAAGATGAATGATATAATATCACCAAGTAAAGAATGGGTGTGGTGGGTAGCGATTCCTGTTATGTTTTTAATTTGGGTATTATTAAATTGGAAAATAAAAAAATAAGATGATAAATAAATTAGTTCACTTTAGTGACTTACATATACGATTATTTAAAGACCACGACTTATATCGTGGAATATTGAGTAATATGTTGGAACAATTCAAAGAGATTGCTCCGGACAGAATTGTTTTCACCGGAGATTTAGTTCACTCTAAAAACCAAATGACACCTGAACTTATTGAGTTTGTTGCTTGGATTCTTACTGAGTGTTCTCAAATTGCCAAAACCATTATTATAATAGGTAACCACGACTTCTTGGAATCTAACTCTTCAAGGTTGGATGCTCTTACACCGGTAATTGATTCGTTGAAGAATGACAACATCGTTTATTTGAAGAACAGAGGTGAATACGAGGATGATAATGTTGATTGGGTAGTGTATTCATTACTTGACCATAATATTCCACCTGAAATTGAAAAAACAGGTAGATTGAAGGTTGGGTTGTTTCACGGACCAGTTCAGGGGTTAACAACCGACATTGGATATAAGTTTGAAACCGGATTTGAAACGGATAAATTTAATGGATGTGACTTGGTATTATGTGGGGATATTCACAAAAGACAAATCTTCAATATTCCGCGAGGTAAAAAGGCGTATATGGTGGGTTCAACAATCCAACAAAATTATGGTGAGACCATAACCAAACACGGATTTGGAATCTATAATGTTGAAACAGATGATTATTCATTTGTTGATTTGGATAATCCAAAACCTTTCTTATCATTTAAGATGAAATCATTTGATGATATAATAAACGGAACGGAAAAATTAGTTAACAGTGGGAAATCTTAGACAATCAATGACTGATTCTGAATGGAACGAAATGGAACGTGAAATTCAGAGAGAAAAAAAATTGGGAAAACCGGAACACGGATACATTGGTATTTGGGTGGATAAATTAACAATCAAACAATTAAAAAAACTTAAAAAGAAGTTGAAAAAATGTGGTATTGATAGTCACGATTGTTCCAAAGTTAACCAATGGATAACGTATAACGAAAACAAAGAACGTGAGTCAAATAAAACTAACGGCTAGTCAATTAAAATCGGTCCAAGAATATTGTGAGTTAAACAATATTGAGGATGTGGATAAGTTCATAACCAAATGTTATACCGAAGGGTTTAACATTAAGAAATATGGGTTACTTGGTGATGATTCGGGAAAAACGGATATTGTTGGTGAAAAACAGGTAGAAATTGAAGTAATCCGTGAAATACGGGTAGAAGTCCCTGTTGAAGTTATCAAATATGTTGATAGAGAAGTTCCGATTGAAGTTATTAAAGAAATTATTAAAGAAGTCCCGGTTGATAGAGTTGTTGAAGTTATTAAAGAAATTCCTATTGAAAAGGTGGTAATTAAGGAAGTTGTAAAAGAAGTTCCTGTTGAAAAAGTTGTCACAAAAATAGAATATATTAGTGACAATACTCAGATAAATGAACTGTTGTTAAAAATACAACACTTGGAAAATAGACCACCGGAGATAGTTGAAACAATTAAGGAAATTGAGGTTATTAAAGAAGTTCCAATTGAAAAGATTGTTGAAGTTGAAAAGATAGTCGAGGTTGAAAAAGTTGTTGAAGTAGAAAAATCAAATGATAAGACATTACTTCTCCAAGAAACTTTACAGAAACTTAGAAAAGAACTATCTTTAAAAAACACAAGGATTGAAGACCTTGAAAATATAAATAAACAATTGGAATCAATGAAAGTCAGTCAAGGAGCTGTATTTCTTAAAGGTTCTAATATAAGTGAAACAATGTAATATGATATTATTAATTTGGTTACTAGCGGCATATGGAATGTCAAACATATTGGTTTACGGGTCAATATTCTCAGGATTTAGAGACGGAATAAAAAAATGGGGTGATACATTATTACCTTTTAATGGGTTAGCAAAATTCATTGGGGAATTACTATCTTGTATGATGTGTACATCAACGTGGGTTGGTTTTTTCTTAGGAATTACTTATTATTCACCATCAGCCTCTCTGATTGGAAACCCAACTTGGATTAGTTGGTTTTTTGATGGGTTGATAGCGTCAGGATTTGTATGGGCTTTCAATGGTATGGTAGAATGGTTTGAAGAAAATAGACCTACAAAAAATTAAAATATGAAAAGTAAATTAGGTGACTTTGTTATTAAGTTTTTGAAAGATAAGACTGAGACAAGAAAGATTATTAAATGTGATGATTTTTTTCAGTTGGTGAATGATATGGGAATTAATGATGATAGTGATGAAATTGTTGATATTATATATTATTTAGAAGATAATAATACTGATATTAATTTTCACGGAGCGAATACTCAAAATTTTTACACTAGATACAGAAATATTGAAAGAAAGGTTCAGATGTCTAAAATGTTAAAAGGTTCTAAACCGGAAGTTCAAAAACTAATTGAAAAAGTTGAAAGTATAAATGTTAAAGAAAGACCGGATTGGTTAGATTATTATAAAAATGAGGACGATGAAGATGAAACAAATGTTAATGGTATGCCAACATCGGATAGAGATAAAAATTTAGGTCAAGACATTATTGATAGATTAACTAGTGAGGTTAAGGAACGAATTGATAATGAGCCGGGAATAACGTTAGAAGAAATACGAGAACAAATGAATAACGAAATAAATAACAATTAAATAAATACAATTATGCCAAAGTCAAAATTACGTGGTGGTGCAAAGGCGCACAAAGCAAGAGTTGCAACAAGAAACAACACTATTAAAGGATTAAGAAAGAAAGCTCAAGCAGAGTATCAAGAAATGTTTGAGAAACAAATGGAAGAGTTGAAGGCTCAATACCAAAATGAAAATGGTGAAACAATGGAATTAAACACTGAAGTTCTTAGTGATGTAAATGATATTAATGTGACCGATGTTAATGTTGTAACTCCTGAAGTATCTGATGAGAACTAAGATAGTATCAGCATTTCCCGGAGTAGGGAAAACAACTTTACATAAAAATAATCCGGAAACAACTTTGGATTCTGATTCAAGTGGGTTCAGTTGGGTTATAAATGAAAATGGTGAAAAGGTAAGAAATCCTGAGTTCCCACAGAACTACATTACCCATATTAAAGAGAATATTGGTAAATACAAATATATCTTTGTTTCTTCACATAAAGAAGTTAGAGATGCTTTGTTAGATAATTGTCTTTTCTTTTACTTGGTTTATCCGGATGATAATAGAAAAGAAGAATTTATCAAACGATACCGAGATAGAGGTAACG